CGCGGCCTAACAAAAACATGATCGTTCATAAGAACACACGACGATACACCTTTAACATATACCTAAAATTAATCATCTATTTCAATTCTTCTCTAGTTAATTTATTCTTTGATAATTCCTCTATCTTTTCGACTCCCTTTTCATGGTCCTCTTCTCTCCGTACCCCAGTTCGTGTGGTCAACACTCACCATGGGTGCTTGCAACCTTCTTGCTCTGGCATCTTCATTCCTCAGTCTGGCTGTAGCCCTGCCTGTCACACCTCCACACCACGCAGCTGACACTCAGCCTCCATTGGTGGGCTATGATTGTCTTGCCGATGATGTGGTGATGACCACCATATCTCTGCTAGATTCCCCACAATGTCCCGACTTTCTATCTCAGACCTCGACCCCCGTGAGTTTTGAAGCCCAAATAATCCAGCCCAAGGACACCCTGACAGCGCACACAAAGATGTGCATGGTAGAGTATTCCCGTAACATCTATCATTGTGGGATGCACTCTCATATCTCCCTCGTCCATAACGGACACACATCAGGACAGATTGACCTTACACCATCTAAATGTCTGGATACTCATAGGACTTACTTGTACGATCACTACGGACATAAATTGCTCCTCAATGGTCCTGACACGGTGACCCATGGGACTGTAACGCTAGCGGGTTATGTCTCTGAGTCTGGGTCATGTTCAGGGAGCAGCTTCTCGGTTGGGGGCACCAGCTACACAGACGTCGTAGTCTTGGACGAGATAGTGGTCACCATCAAAGAGGTTGACGCAGTCGTCAATACAGACACAGGGAAGATCAACCTTCCCAATGGTGTTGTCTGTGCGGTAGGCGGGCCGTCTTGCTACCATCCTATATATGGCCTTTCAGTTGTAGAAGATGTGGACATGTCTGACTGTCGCGCTTCAGCTTATGAAGTCATATACGAGGGTAGTGTAGACCAGTACACCGTTCTCAGCACAACTGGGGGGTCAGAAAAGTACGTCACTGTGGAACTGCCCAACACTGTCTTCGCATTAAGGAAGGGGAAAAGAGTCAATGTATGCCGGGAAAATGCATTTGTCACAGAACATCCAAAGATCTTCATAATCCCTAAGCAGGAATGGGGATACAAATTTGATAAGCTTGCATCAGGTAGTTCATCTGTTCACCTGGTCCCTTACATCAACTCTAAGGTCCAATTTCTGGACCTCAAAGTGGGACAAAGTATCGTAAAGGCGAAAGCAGAATTGATGTCCAACATCTGTGAGAATTCCAAGAGGATAGTAGAGAACAGATTGATGCTCGCTAAGCTGTTTCCTCATCAAGTGGCCTCCCTTCATTATAATGAACCTGGTTACATGGGACGAGTGTCAGGAGAGGCTCTTCATATTATTAAATGCAAGGCTGTGAAGGTTCGAGGAAGGCCAGCTGAAGGTTGCTACCAAGGTATACCTGTAACCTATAAGAACGAGTCATGGTTCTTGTTGCCCATCACAAGGATTCTGTCTAAAACCTCAGTGGAAACGACATGCACACCCCGTCTCCCCAACCTCTTCAGACTTGGCGAAAGGTGGTGGTCTCTGGACCCGCAGCCTAGACTTGCAGAAGACCCTCTAATCATGACTGTAGGACCTTTCGCCCCACGCTGGGATGAGCCCATAGTTTCACCTCTTGGGTTCGGGGGTCTATATCCGTATCAAGATCTTCTGGCATATGAGCAAGCACTATTTAGCCCGGTTGTCGCCGACTCTGGAATAAACAACATCATGAGGAAAATCAATGGACAAAATGTTTCTGATCGGTCATTCTCAAGTGCTAGAATAATTGGTCCAGAAGATGTAGGGGGCCTACAGGACAGCCTTGTAGAGCATAATTGGGGCCCTCTCAAGTGGTTAGGCAAGATGGTCATTGAAGGGGCAACTTTCATCTTCTTCTTCATTCTGGCATTGCTCCTCATGAAACTAGCAATAAGGCTATACAAGTTATGGCGTGTGTCTGGATTTGGACCATGGCTCCTCTGGTCAATCCTCTCCGTCTTCACTGAGACCTACACGACCGTTAAAATACTGTCGAACATCAAGGATTTACCTTGCAAGAAGTGTCACCCATGCCAGTGTATGCCACACTCACCATGTCCTGACGAAGGGTGTGAAGAGCAGACCACTTTGTACCCAAACCTGCCTCACCAGGGCCTCCCTGATACGGATGTGCATCTGACTACCACGTACACACCTTAATCTTATCTAAGCTTGCGCATATACACCAATGTATCCACACCCTGTTTTTAACGCTAATTTAAAACACGACGATACACCACTTAAATACCTTCAAACTAACCTCCTTTTATTCTCAATGATGGCGGCTCCTGCAGTGTTAGTAGACGGGATCCTAGACAAGCCTGGGTTCTGGACTCAGGTACTAAGAAAGAGTGACCCTTACGTGAAGCTGTGCCTAAGGCATTGCTCTGCACGTCCATGGACCCAAACTGACAATGTGGTTAACTATGGAAAGGCAATGGAGGTGGCCTGGCTCCTTGCAACAAGAATAGTGGCGAAGCATAGAATAACTAGCCCTGCAAGTACCACGGTATGGACGATGATGGAGACACTTGCACCCAAAGTGCATAACACCAGGTATTTGGCCCAACAACAAGCTGATGAACAGATCATTGAGGCAGTGTATGTAAGTAGGTCTTTGGGTGAAATCATGACCAACTATACCGCCCAGCAGTACCAAGATGACCTTGCAGCACTGGCAATTGACCAAGACTTTGAGGTACCACAAAATAACGAAGGTTTACCAGCAACAGTTGATGATGCCTTGGATCAAGTCCAGAACAAGGCTGCAACAGCCGCTATGGCTATATTGTGGATCCAGGCGCGCAGAGCAGCAAACCTCTCCACAAGGCCTTCCCAGGTACTGGTAACAACCCTGTGCGCGCTGGCCAAACAAGGAATGGCCACTCCGGGGTTTGTTGACAAGATCACAAATGGATTCATGCAGGATACTGGTAAACAAATTGAGCTGGATACTGAGGCTATATCTGCATGTTGGGACCTCATCGTACACCATGTGGATGATGGCAACGTAGAGAACGTGGTCCGGAAATGGTTAGCACGGCTCCCCCATGAAGCTCTCCGCCTTAGAATCACCCTGCAACAGATTCCAGGTGAGGGCCTAACATGCATCACGTCTATCATCAAGGCGGTAGGGGATTACCCAATGTTCAACTGGGCCTGGGTGACACTGAACTTCCCAATAGAGGCCAGGGCAGTGGCAACAGCTGTTACTGAGATCAATGGTAAGCCCTACTATGGATACAAGAAGGACCTCAGCATTGTGAAAGCTGCTAACTACCGCACTGTTGGGTACATTGCTCAACAGCTCCTGGTCAAAGTTGGTGGGGAAGGGCCGTTAAAGGCCGCAAGGTGCTTCACTAGGACACCGAAACTGAAGGTTGTCATTGATGAGATGATTAATGACTTCATGCTGAATAGCATCACTTTGGAACCTGCCCCTGGGGCCATGGCTGGTGATTGGTTCCTCGGGCCAATCCACGGGTTCGTGCAATTTGCTGCTCCCCTGCCAGCACAACAACAGCAGCCAAATCCACAGGGAGGTGCAGGTGCTAATCCAGCTCCTCCACCAAATCCCCCACAAGCAGGCCCCGGTGCAGGAAGGGGCCGCGGTCAACCAGGGGGAGCACCCCAAGCTGCACCAGGTCCGGCAGGTAGAGGTGCTGCTGCAGGCAGGGGTCAGCAAGCAGGGCAGCCATAGTCAACTGCGGAGGGCTGACACCAGGTATGAATAAGAATATTGTGCCAAGGGTTTTATCTTCCTAAGGGAAAAGCAGATAGGTACATATAAGTCCTAGAAGGCATAGGACGTCTCCTCAACTGCGGCCAGTACTTAAGACTACCTCGTCAAGAAACCTTCAGTGGACACGGTAGAATTATAAGGATACATAGGGGGTTATGTAGAGGGTATTTCTACTTTTATATCGTTTGCTGTATTAAAACAACCACGACGATACACCCATATAAACCTTCTTCAACCCTTCCAAATTTTCCTTTTACTTCTGTATGCACCCATCCATATATTCTGAAGGGCTCGATACCATTTTTGAGCTCTGTGTATTTAAAATCCTCAGAACTAAGTCTGTGCATACCGAGCTCCTCAAATTGATCTGTAAAGGAGTGACAATGGCAACTGGCGGATCACCATCTCCACGCCCATCTGGGAGACAGTTCTCTGCTCCTGTAGCAGGTCCAGCTCCCCGGGTTCAGAACCCTGTGGGATCATCTACTCCGCCTTCAGCCCAGGTGTCCAAAGGGGCTGATCCTACAAACCGGGAGATACTAGCCGTGCTGCGGAGCATTGAGGCTAGGATGTCTAGTATAGAAGTTGCTATAGATAGGATTCAACAAGACATCGCAGCCATCAAGAACATAGGACCCACTATGTATATCTCTCGCCAGCCCGGCTCGAGTGAAGAATATGTACCAGCAAAAGATAGAGTACGCTTCACCTAATTTGATGTAATCAATAAGACAGAAGAAGAATAAATTAATTTAAAATGTTTTAAAACTAATTGTTGGTGATATAGATGCTTATGAAGTGTTTTTGTTT